TTCCGAAAGAACTGGCGGCGCTGCCGCAATGGATCTGCTGGCGCTTGGAGCCTGATCCGAAAAGCGAGAAGCCGCGCAAGGTGCCCTACGATCCGAAAACGGGTCGGAAGGCGTCCTCCACCAATCCGCAGACGTGGGCGACACTGGCAGAAGCCGAGGCGGCGCGGCAAAAGTACCTGTTCACCGGCGTGGGCTTCGTATTCACCGAGGCAGGCGGCATTGTAGGCGTGGACATCGACCATTGCAAAAAAGAGGATGGCAGCTGGAATGAAGTTGCCTCCG